CCTTTGGATAAAATTAGATCTGGGATATTAAGCAACGATATGAGTCTAGTGACTGAAGGCTTTGAAAATCTGACCGGAGAATCGTTATCGAAGGTTGACCAAGCTCCCGATCCGCAAGAAGATTTTATAGCTCCCGCTCAAAACACATCGACGGGAAAAACTCGAATAGCGAGAACAGAGCCGATACACGCTGGAGAAAATCAGTTTTTAGATGACAATAGCGATGCAACAGATATTGAAACCCCGCAAATAAAACTCACAGAAAGAACAAGGTCAAGAGCCTCTATAATTGATGCCGAGTGCCATGTTTGCGGCAGTGTAGAAAAGATTCCCGAATCTTTGATGCAGGGCAGGGAATTTTATCGTTGTGACAAATGCTCTAGAAGGTAATCATGGTCAAGCCAATCAACAATCCGGCTTCTGAAAGGGCAGTTCTGTCGGGAATTTTTCAGCACGGTGCTGATGCATTCATTGATGTTGATGATATCATCGACACCGACACTTTTACACTAGAAGAAAACCAGATAGTATACGCCTGTTTAAAGCGTGTTCTTAATAAAAGTTCTAGCATAGACCTTCCTTCTGTATTAAGTGCTGCGGAAGACTTGGGACTGCAAGATTTTTTCAACGAAAAAATCTCTTCGGATCATATCAAAGCGATTGCAAGCTTTGAAGTCGAATTAGAAAATGTTAGACAGCATGCAATAAAACTTAAAAAGCTAGATGTAGCAAGAGACATACGCACCAAGATACGCAAGATAAATTCCGACATTGGCGATGTTACTGGTGAAGAGTCTATTGATGAAATTCTCAACATAGCAGAGGGGCCAATTTTTGACCTGTCCACAGCCTTGAATCACTCTGTGGAAGACAAGCCCTCTGTTCTGGGCGAAGAGGTTGAGGATTATGTCACCTATTTGGAAGAAAATCCCGCCAACATGCTTGGGCTTAGCAGCGGTTTTTTGAGATACGATACTGCTATAGGCGGTGGTTTTAGGAGAAAATGCGTAGACCTTATAGCGGCTAGGCCCAAGGTGGGTAAGAGCATGATGGCTGATAACGTTGCTATAAACATTGCTGCAAATCTAGATGTGCCCGTCCTCCTGTTAGACACTGAGATGTCAAAAGAAGATCACTTCAATCGTATACTAGGGAATTTTAGTGGTATTAATATCAATGATATCTCTACTGGAAAATTTTCTGCAAGCGCTTGTGACAAAGAAAAAATCCAACAGGCCGCACAAAAATTTAAAGAGATTCCACTTAGCTATATTACAATTGCCGGAAAGCCTTTTGAAGAGACACTATCTATAATCAGGAGATGGATAGTCAAAAATGTTGGATATGACGAAAACGGAAGAACGAAAGATTGCATGATCATCTATGACTATCTTAAACTCATGCATTCTAATCAGATAAATGATAGCATGAAAGAGTTTCAAGTTCTTGGATTTCAAATTACTCAACTACACAACTTCACTGTTCAGTACGATGTGCCATGTCTTGCTTTTGTTCAGCTAAATCGAGATGGAATTACCAAAGAAAGTACGGATGTAGTTAGCGGATCTGATAGGTTAATTTGGCTTTGTAGTAGCTTTTCTATCTTTAAGAAAAAGTCGGATGAAGAGATAGCAGAAGATCAGGGAGAAAGCGGTAACAGAAAATTGATTCCAATTGTAAGCAGGCATGGTTCCGGTCTAGATGATTACGATTATATAAATATGTCAATGAAAGGAGAGGTGGCTAGAGTTGAAGAAAGAGAAACACGTAACGAAATCAAATTCAATACACACACTAAAGAGTCTGGTTTTAATATTGACAATCTGGATGATAAAGAAAGCCCATTTTGATGGATAAAAACGAACTAATAATTCTATCCAACAAGGTCGCAGAAAAAATTACAGATCTGTTTGACCTGTTCGGAGTGAGATATTTTGAGCAGTATGATAGGATCACTTCCGTGTGTCCGATTCATGATGGAGCAGACAACCCACAAGCTTTTACTGTAACTACAACTAGAGATCAATATTTTGGATATTGGAGATGTTGGACGCATGGGTGTGAGCGGAAATTTGTACCAACTCCAATAGGTTTGATACGAGGCTTGTTAACGGCGCAAAGACAAGAAGAGATTCCTTTTTCCGAGGCTATTGATTTTGCAATCAATTTTACGTCTTCTTCAAAAGAAGAACTAGAGGCAGAGGGTAAAAATTTCAATCTGGAAAAATTCATAGAATTGTCTGAAAGGGTTTACCAAGTCGCCCCAGAACCGAAGTATTCAGTGCGGAGAAGCCTAGTTAGGGAATCACTCTCTAGACCCGTGTCTTACTATATAGACAGAGGATATGAAGAAACAACCTTGGATGCTTTTGATATTGGAATCTGCACAGATCAGTCTAAACAGATGAAAAACAGAATTGTTGCCCCGGTTTATGATGATGACCATAAATTCATGATTGGTTGTGTCGGTAGAGTCTCACATGAAAATAGCAATGGAAACAAGTGGATAAATTCCAAGCACTTTAATTCCGGTGCTCATTTATATGGCTACTGGCTATCAAGAGATGCTATAAGAAAAACAAAAACTGTCATACTGGTAGAGGGACAGGGGGATGTTTGGAGACTATACGAGGCAGGCATAAGAAACTCAGTGGGAATGTTTGGGTCTAGTTTAAGCGATGGTCAGGCCAGAATCCTTGAGACCTCCGGGGCTTTGAACGTAGTCATTCTCACAGACAATGATGAGGCTGGAGACAAGGCAAAGAAGTCTATCATACATAAATGCGACAGACTGTTCCACATTATTTGTCCTGAGTTCTCCAAATGCGACATCGGAGAAATGACTGTCGCTGAGATAAACGAAGAAATAAAACCACAACTTAAAGGAATGATATAATGGATCAGAAAATTCTAGGTATATCTGGGTCAAAACAGAGTGGAAAGACCACTTGCACAAATTTCTTACACGGATATCAACTCAGGCTTCACGATGTCGTAACCAAATTTATGATGAATGACGAGGGAGATCTGCTTGTCAACGCCGTGACCTCTAATGAAAAGGGCGACGAAGAGGAGGGCGTAGGAGTATTGGATGTTTTCAGGCTGGATAACGAGTTTGTTGACTATGCCTCACAGATGGTTTGGCCATACGTAAAAGCTTTTAGTTTTGCAGACCCCCTTAAGCTCATGGCCATGCATCTCTTTGGACTTACAGAACAGCAATGTTACGGTTCTGACAAGGATAAAAACACAAAAACTGTCGTAAAGACAAAGTTTATGAAAAAGCTTCTAGATAGAGACTTGGGTGACAATAAGTTTTTGACAGCCAGAGAATTTTTACAACTGTTTGGAACTGATGTTTGCAGGGCGATTAAATCTGATGTGTGGACATCTTCTTGCCTGACAAGAATAAAAGAAAGCAACGCTGAACTTGCTATTGTTTCTGACTGTAGATTTCCTAATGAAGTAGACGCTATAAAAAGTGCTGGAGGTAGGGTGATCAGATTAACTAGATGCCCGCATAACGATGAGCATGAAAGCGAAACAGCTTTGACAAATGAATACGAAGGATATGATCACGTGATTGATAACGCTAACATAAATATGGATGAGGCCAACAGGGCTTTAATGGACGTTCTCAAAGAGTGGGGATGGTTGCAGTCTAAGGTGGGACAATGAAAGAAGAATCGATAAAATATACTTTCCCCGTCAAAAAGCCTTGGGGAGAATATACAGATTATTTCAGAAGCGATAGAGTTGTTTTCAAAAAGATAGTTATTCTTCCCGGCGAAGAAATATCATATCAGATGCATAACAAAAGAAGCGAATTCTGGTATGTAATAGAGGGCACGGGTTTACTCAGATGGAATCACCTAAACAACTGGAAGGTTGCACCGGGATTCACTATCGAGATTAGAAAAAATGACGCCCATCAACTTATAAACACAGGAGATATCGATCTGGTAGTTTATGAGATGCAGTTCGGAGAATGTTCCGAAGATGATATCGTTAGGATGGAAGACAAATATGAACGAGGAAATGATAATGAATAATAGGGTAAAAATTGATCTACCACAAGAGAAACTTAAAGAGGCTATGGAAATAGCTAAACAAAGAGATGTCAAAAAGGAAAAGTTTGGATCTAAGAGTTACAACAATACATACAAAAGCTCCGAGGACGTGCATATTGTTGGAGCGGTAGGTGAAGCTGCCGTGGCCCATTTTTTTGGCGTAGAGATGGACAAGACTATTTTTCAAGAACATGGCGATGCCGGTGTAGACAATACCGTCAAGGGATACGGAAACATCGAGGTCAAGACAACTACCTATTGGAAAGATCCTTACCTGAGAGTACCAGCGTACAGACCGAACAAGGAAATAGATTATTACGTTCTATGCTATGTTGACAAGAGTGACTATTCAAATGTTTGGATCGTCGGTTTCGCTAAGAGGGATGAGGTTGTAAAAAAACCCAAGCGTCGTTTGTATAGGGATGGACCCCTTAATTATATTATGGAAGAAAAAGAACTGGAAAATATACATGATAGTATGTTACCTAAGAAGCAGCAGTCTTAGTACTCTCGACTTCTGCGAGCAAAAGTTTTTCTTGCAGTATAACTTGTCGTTTCAAGACAAAACTAACAAAAAGGCTTTAATGGGTACAATTACCCATAAGGCTCTTCAGGTTCTTGGAGATAAAAAATTATGTCTCAACAGGGGCAACAAGAGTTTTACAGACGATGAGCTAGGCCGATTGAGTCTCGAAGATTGTGACAACATAGAAAAAATTACATCCAAATCTTTTGAGTATTATACCAGCCACCAACCAGATGTCGATCTAGACAACTCCAGTCTGAAGACGTGTACCAAATGGGTTCACAAGGCCATAGAATATAATGATGGGTTGCTGGATCCCAGAAACCAAAACGTGTTTGCCACTGAAGAGTACTTTGATTTCGAAGTAGATGAGCCTTGGGCTAAGTACTGCTACAATATAGGCGGTGAAAAAATTGAAGGCAGACTGGCCATTAAAGGAACAGTCGATCTAATAGTCAAGCACGATGAAAAATATTACGAAATCCTTGACTACAAAACCGGGAAGCGTATCAATTGGGCGACGGGTGAAGAGAAGACTCTCGAATCTTTGCAGAGCGACACGCAGCTACTGTTCTACTACTACGCCCTCAAGAACATGTACCCAGATTACGATTTCGGTGTTAGCATCTTCTACATTAACAGTGGTGGCCTCTTTTCCATGTGCTTTGATGATCAGGATTATGTTAAAGCAGAATCTATCTTGAAGAAAAAATTTCAATACATCAAGAATTCAAAACGCCCAAAGCTTCTATGTGATGAAAACCGACACTGGAAATGTCGCAAACTGTGCAAATTTAGTGAAAATCAGGAGGGGACCAACAAGAGCGTATGCCAGTTTATCCGTGACGAAGTCAAGAAGAAGGGCGTGAATAAAGTTGTA